TTTCTTCTACTAAGATAGTATCAATTAGTTGAAGGTTGTTGGGATTTCCTGTTTGCAATGTCTTCAATCTTTTTTCTGGATTATTACTGAAACCAAACTTACATAAATCTTTGCCATCTGATATGCAATATATATACATTATCCATTGCCTTCACGTGTTCGTTTAATGTCATCGAATATGATGTTAGCCCAATCTTTATGTGCTACCTCATTAGGATGTAGAAATTTTTCATCGCCCTCTGTATTATAATATAATTCTTTATCATACATGTAAGTAAAGAATGTTTGTTCTTCATACAGATGCCGCATATCAATTTGTTTCATAACATTCTCCATCTCATATGTAGTACATATTTCCGAAAATCGAGTAGGATCAATAAGATTAGGTGTTAGGTTTAAAGAGTTAAATAATACATATTCTAGTTCTGCATTTTTTAAAAAGTTCTGCAGTGTAATAACATTAATAAGATATTGGTGAAAGTCATATACAGGGGACCAGAAATGTTTCATGTATAATGCATTTAGTTTCTTTAGATCATCATTTGTACTAGCATCTAGTCTTATATTACCATGATATTCAATTGCAGGTATATTGTGTATCAATAAGTTTTTATCTTCAATAAAATGTTCTTTTCTATTTGGTGTTGTTAATCCAATTGCAACAAATGGACGTTCACCATTAGCAAGCATATCACTTATTGTTTTAATTGCTGTACGAACAATATAGAAATTAGAAACGCCTCTATCTGCCTCGGTTTGTGTTTGTTTTCTATCAAATCCTAATAGTTCCGCTAATTCATACGGCCAAGCATTTTCTTTATTTGCTAGTCCAGTGCCGTATGTAAAACTACATCCATTTGCATATAACATATTTTATATATCCTTCTTTATTATATTCGTAGTTATTTATCTTGAGAAAAGGGTTGACATTATAGACGAATCACTTTATAAAGATGGTATAAGTTAGATAGGAAATAGTCATGCATAAGAAAAACAGTTATTTCTTCGAAACAAAAGAAGAGGCTCTTTCGTATATCGAAGGTTTCAATACAAAAGAAACTGGGCGGCCAGACCGTGACACTCACATTCGTGGCCCATTCGTACACGATAGCGGGCATGATGTTGGCGATCCCAATCGTCAAGTTGGGTTTGTAGTACACGTAGAAAAATATAGTTAAGGAGAATATTATGTGGTCAGTAACAGCAAAAAACTTTGGTGAAAATGCAGATAGTTTCCATGTCAGTGGCTTAACATATGATAATGCACGTGCATTACACTCTAGTCTTAGTAATAGTGGCGAATGGGCTCAAGTTCGTAGTTATGAAGTAGTTACCAAGTAGAAAAACTAGTCTGAATTCGAACCAAAAACATAACGAGATGAACTGATATGAACATTATGAATGCACACGACTTCGTAGATACCACACGTAATATCGATTTCGTAAATGAAAAACTTTACGGAAAACAGTCTATATCAAAAGTTCAGTTAGTTGCTCTTGCTATCATGGCACAAAAGATTAACGGCGAATACGTTAAACGTGGCGGCAAGTCTGACTTTGTTGATATCTATGATCCTGAACTTGATGAAACGATTCAACGCTTTGCAAAAGTTAAAGAAGCGAACCGCAATGTCATGGAAATTTTGGCAGAGAACAATTCTCTTATCACTATGGATGTCATGATAGAAGCACACGACATGATTAAAGGTCTCGAAATGGATTTTATGTTCAAAGTTCTCGGTGATAATATGAACGATTTTGAAACCAGTATACATGAATTTCTAGCAGAGAATGATGATAATCTCAATGTTCGCTATCACATTGGTGTTGTTGCTTACATTCCAGAATATGTAAAACGTGATACTAATAAAAAGGAATTAGAAGAACGTTCAGTTGGTTCTGAATACATTGGTAGCAAGGGTGATAAGATTGCTGCTGATATTGAAATTATATCTAAACGTCAGGCAACTGCGTGGGCTGGATGGAATATAAATGCCATTACATCTGATGGTAACCGGGTTTCATTCTTCACTACGAAAGATGAATTATCTAATATAAAAGGCATTTTTACAATTTCTGCAAAAGTAAAAGATTGTGGAACAGTGTGGGGCAATTCGGATATTAAAGAAACCCGACTACATTATGTTAAGTAGTTATCTGTAAGAACTCATAACTCAATACAGTTAGAAAAGTGATGTGCTATCTTTCGATGATATACAGGACTAGGGTGGAGTGCCCAATTATTAAAGTCATAATATATATTTTCATTGCCTGGTAAAAATATATCATTGATTGATATATCAGAATTTAAATTCAGAGGAGCAATATCTCTACCAACCCCATATTTATAAAAAGGTTCACCGTTTTCAATGAATGATGGCTTTTCTATATGATAGTTAATATTATAATTCCTGCATATATCTTTTATACTATTATGATAAAAATCATACTTGTCAGATTCTTCTAGTAGGTACGTTTGAATTTCTTTAAAAGAATATCCATGTTCACTTATTTTAAATTTCAGTGTTCCCAAATCATTATTACGTTTCTTTATACTATCCAATATAGTAATCGACAATGGTCTATAAAAAGTATTTCCATCATACGCTCTTTTATGTTCTGCTCTCCCCTCAGAGAATCCAAGATTTATAATATCACTAGGAGGGTAATCAACATGTTTTATCCAATTTAATAAAATTCTATAAGCAGTGTTTATACCAGTAGCACTAAGTCCATAATTAATTACTTTTCGTTCCGTATATTTCTGTAATTGATTTGTCCATCTTCTATTTTCGGGTACCCCTATACCTTCAGTAAAACTACAACCAAAGCACCATATTTCATTTTGTGTATTATTTTTTGTATAATCGAAACTACTTCGGAAGTCATAATTATTGTAACTATATTTCCATTTACAAAATTCGTCTACCGTGTAGTTGTCAACACCAATTGTAAAAATTTCTTTCAATTTATCTTTATGTGATTGTTCATGTTTTAGAACTGATTCGATAGTTCTCTCTTCGTCATTTCTATTATTACAGAATTTACCGTGTGATGTCTTTTGTTCTATTAATATATCTTTGCTTGTAATTTCCCTACCAAAATCTGGGTACATACCACGTGCATATAGTTCAAATTTCATTTGTTGTGCCTTTATAAATTCTGTGCTAAAGAGATTATTAACATATATCTCTTAGCAAATTTTGATTGTTTTTATCGATAGGTAAATTTGTTTCTTTCAATAATTTCGCAATCTGAATGTTTTTACTTTTTAGCATTTCATCGAACATCTCATAATCACTTAGTTTTGTAACTTTTTTGGTACTCCCAAGATTAATATTATTTTGGCTATTTATACCATATGATGTGTGTAAATTGTCAAAATCAAATCCAAAAATTTCCAAGTCTTTTATTGTAAATATTAAGTCTTCGTACCAAATAATAGTTACTCCATATTTTTTTGTTAAATTGTACCAGAGCGTAATCAGATGACATATATCATATATATCATATACGTCTACATTATGGTAATTAAATTCTTTTACATCTACTTCTTCTAAAGAATTCCATATTCCAGTTTGTTTACTTTTTAAAAATGAAATTACTGTATGTTTCCAATTTTTTCTACCAATAGAAAAAAAATTAGTAGTGTCACATATAGTTTGATAGTTAATTTTAAGTTTATTATCATTTATCATTATTTTCCAAACAGTATATATATCCTTTTCATTATAATCAAATAAAGTCTTTACTACAGTGTTAGTAGTAGTTACATCTAAATAATTTTTTACTTCTCCTGGGTGCCAATCTAAATCTGGAATTATATCGTGGGTATGCAAAAAGTTACCGCCAAAATAAGGTCCGTTACGGCGTAATCTAGGATAAAATCTCATAATAAAATAACGCTCTAACAAATTAAGCAAATAAGTTGACCCAGACCTTGGATGTGATAGTAGAACAAATTGTTTATAATTCTTCATTTGTAATGCCTATATAAAGTCTGTGCTAATTCAAATTCCTCACGTACATCAATATCAATTGCTTCAAATTGGTTCATAGTAAAATATTCAAACTCTAGTGGTATCATATACTTAGCTTCACGCAAGTCTTGCATTTTACAAACAGTCCCTGCATAAGGGAACATATATACTGGGTCAATGCCCTGGCTATACGGATGCCACAAACCAAAGTTAAAGTTAATAGGACGCTTATTCACATCCAAATAATAATGTGTACTTGCGTGTACTGCTATTTGATTTTTACCACTCAGTGTATATGTATCATATAATTCTTTGTAACGATTAAATAACGGACAACATACGAAAGTATAAACAACATCCTGGTTATCATCAACCGGAACATCGTTATATATTTGCTCTAGTACATATGTAAATCGTGTAACGTTATTACAATACTCTGCATCTCGATTTACATATGTTACATTTTCAGTATTTGAAACTTCAGTATCATCTGTACTAATATAAACATGCTCTGCACCTGCTGCAAATAACTGTTCTAGTTTAATATCTACCAGTGTTTTCCCATCATCAAAAACATTGTGATGCTTGCCCGGCAGGCGCTCACTTGTCTTTTTGTAATTTGTTACTCCTACAAATCCCATTTTAATACCTTTCTATAAAACATTCTGTGTTACCGTATTCTAATAATTTACGAACTAATACTGGGTCATCTGTTATTTTAAATTCTGTTTCTTTTTCCATACCGTAAAAAGTGGCGCGCACAGTATCACATTCATCAGGTAATATGATATTGCAATTTTCTGCAAATCGTACTAAGTCAAAATCAGGATCTCTTACATATCCTCTCTGATCAGGTTGACTCCAACCATCGTGGTAACTGTAAAGATGCAAGTGAGATATCAAACCTTCGATTTTTTCAATAAAACCTAGCAATTTGCCATCATAACTAGTTTCAAGTTGTTCTAATGTAGTTATATGCGTATTAACTTTATTTACATTGATTGGTATAGTAATGCGATTGCTATCTTTGGGTATCATTGCTATGACTCGTAACGGCTTATCTATTATCTGGTGTGCTTGTGCTAACGTACTTCCTGGATGAATAGTGTTATGCGCAATATTACTCAAAACTGGCGGCGACTTGACTTCTGTGTTAACTAATTCAGATGCCAATAATACAAGTCTCAAAAAACGACTGAATAAATTATTAAAATCTTTCTGGTCGAGTGTATCAATTAACTCAATATCTTTAAGAAAACTTAATCCAGTTAACACTCCATTGCTACTAGGTATACTCTGATACTTTTCTTGGAGATTACCTAAATTCCACAAGTAACTCATATTGTATTCTCTTGCATCAATAAAACAATCTAGTAAGGTAAATTCATCTAATACCTGTAACCAATCTGTATACGTTGGCTGTGATACTGTTCTCCAACTATGTGAAGGATGCGATAGCAATGCATAGTCTACATTACTATCTCTTCTTTTCAGAAAAATTTCATCGAATAATTTATTTTCATCATTCATTGTGTTTAATAATTCCATCAAATTCTGATAAATTACCAGATGCTTCGAATAATTGTTTTTTAAATGACATGTCTTCTCTTACTATTTCATGATCTTTTACCGTTGCATCTTCATTCTGTGCAATATGTTCAAACTCATACCAGCATTTAAATTCATAATCTCCGTTATCATTGACATTCCATTCTGCTTCACCTGATAACATTGTGGCAAGGTTCATACCAAATTCTTCCATATCCATTTTTGGGTCCCATATCATTTTAAAACTATGCCCACCGAACGCTTGATACATAATCCACATATGTGGTAGGTTTTCATTTGCTAAACTGGCAGCAAATTGACCACGTGTATCAGCATGATTAAATTTGTTAAAATCTTGTTTATCTTGCTGCGGAATATAATCTACATATTTTCCAGGATTATTCCATTTAAAATCTACAAACTTATTAAACCCTGGGCGGCTCTGTGCATTGATTACTGAGCCTTCTGCTTCGTTAACACACATTGATAGCCATTGATTTGCATATTTTAATCTAATTGAACGGTGTAGCACTGTATTTTCATATCCAATGGTATACCAATTACTCATGAATTTATTATCCCAGGGCTTTTCATTCCATGCTATATTATAGTCTTTCCAATTCTTGTTCATATCACTAAGTGGTGCATCACCGCATGTCATTCCTGGACTAATAACAGTTACCCAATTTCTAGTATTATATAATACGTGTAGGCTATGACACCAATCTGCGGTAGTTTCAGTAGGGAAACCTATTACCCAGTTTACATGATTTTCGATGTTTGCAATTCGGGCGTCACGTAGATTATTTTCTATTTCCCAGACTTTAATTTTCTTCTTCATTTCGTCTAATACTTTTTCGCTTCCACTTTCAACGCCAAAACTTAATAGACTACAGCCACTTGCCTTGATTTTATGGAAGAAATCCAAATCCATTCTACCGTCGCATCTTGCATAACTATTCCATCGTATATCCATTTTCCTTTCAATGATTTGGTCAACTAAATCTCTAAAACTTTTCAAGTTACCGTTAACTAGACTATCAACAAACCAAAATCTATTCGTTCCATATGTATCAATTTGATGTTGCATTTCATCAATGACATTGTGACTGTCACGTGAACGAAATTTCCAAAAATGTGTCTCACTGCAGAAACTACATAGTGCAATACAACCTCTGCTTGTTTCTATGCTTACTCCACCTTGAGTGGTATATTCATTGAGATCATAATCACTATAATCAGGAAACGGTAATTGATTAAGGTCTAATCTACTTTTTACACCTCCGAATGTGTGAGGACCTTCTGCATTAGGATATTCTAGATGATTATCCAAGAACCCAAGTAGCATTTCTTCGCCCTCACCGATTATACGTACATCATAGGATGTCATAATATCTGCTAGATGTGCTAAATGATTGTTATACGGATCAGGTCTTTTATCATCTAGCCAATCTTGGAACGATTCGGGGCCACCTATTATAATACATATCTCAGGTGCTAATCTTTTTAATTCTTTCATCATATATGAAGTAGGCAACAGATTAGTTGCATACACACTAAACCCAACAAATTGAGAACCATCTGCAATTATCTGCTGTATAGTTTCATCAAGTAAAGGTTTAAGTGCATCTCTAATGTGAGTATTATAATTAGGTATTTGCCAGTGATCCCAGTAGATTGCATCCCATGGATCATAATTTAAAGTTTCTTTAAGATGGTGATATGCTTTTATATTTGTGTCATACACATCAACCTCATATCCGTTCTGTCTGAGTAAGGCGGATAATCTAGCAGCATTATATGGAGGGAAAACAACTCCCCACGCAGGGCATACAACAAATGATATTTTACTATCTGCTCTAGGCTTGTTCAGAGAACTCCAATACTGATATTTAATATCAGAGTCATATCGTTGTCGCCATGGTGTGTATTTCTTTGCAACATCTGGATTATCTAATTTACCAAGATGGCTATTCGCATGCCGCATTTCTTCTTCGTGCTGGATAACACTTAAAACAATTTGATCCCTATCTTCGCTTTCAAAATTAAATTTTGGGCGTTTTTGGTTTTTTGTTGGAGTGGTCTGCGAGTTTTGTTCTTTGTTTTCTTTGTTCGGCATTATTCATTCTCTCTATCGCATCTGCTAAATCAGGTAAACTTTCTTTCCAATCTTCGTTTCTTATCTTGTCCAACTTTACAGTTGTTTCTTTAAACTTATTCCAAATTTTACTATCTGGTTCTTTACTCCACATCTGTGCTAATACCTGCCGTAGTGTGTGTTCTGTAACTTCGCACCACAACATTCCGTGTGTGGTACATCTTGCATCGGGCCATCGTTTCCATATATGACTGATAAATCTATTATATAATTCATCAATCTCTTGCTTTAGTCTGTCAGGCAAATGATGTATACTATATTCTTCAGGTCCGTAAACCAAATGTACATGAATTTCATTATGGAGCCTAGTATAATTTTGCTCCTTCATCCAATACATAAAATCTGGTAAGTGAAATACGTTCATTATACTACAAGTTAAAGTTACTTTTCCATTCAAATTGGCTAGGCCAGGTGCTGTATCAATCTCTTTGAGAATACGTTCAGTTTTAGTCCACTTACCAGGATGTCGAATATATTCAAAATGACTAAACATGCCATCTAAACTAAGTCCCAACGAAACCTCTTTAAATTGTTTCCATAATTCAAAATAACTTTTGTTACTTGCTGCAGCATTAGTGTTATATTCTAATGTAACATTCTTAGAATGTCCCGCATCTACTATATTTTCTAAAAGTTCTCTATGTTTATGATTAATAGTAGGTTCGCCACCAGTAAAGTAAATCCGGTTAATATCAGTAATATTATTAATAATATCACTCCATAATCTAGAATCTTCATACCAACTTTTCATATGCGGTATTTCAAGTTGTCCTTTTTTATTTGTTATAATTTCACCTTTTTCGCCGTCCAAATTAAGTACAACATTATCATCACTATTTTGCATAGTTTTATAATCTTTATACCACAAGTCACTATTTGATGGGCCACATGTTCTACATTTTAAATTACACTTATTGCCAAATCTCAAATCCCACCATTCAATAGGGAAGTCAGTATGGGATATCGTGCCATCTTCATCTGTCATATCACGTGCTTTTGCCATTACATCTGGAAATGAGAGATTGGCAAAAGCGCGGCGAGAAGATGGTATATTTGTATCTGATGAATCTTCTTCTTCCCAACATAATTTACAAACAGAACTTCGTTTTCCTTTAAGCATATCACTTCTGACTGTTTTCCACAACTTTGCATTACGATGCTCTGAAATTTTATCATTATAGTTTAGTAGTCTGCCGTTATCTTTTTTTACCAATCCTACATCTGCCAGTGGATCTTTAAAAATCATTTGACAACACGCTCTAATTGTACCGTTTGCACTTGTTCCAGCATGAACCCATGGAATACTGCAAAATGTTTTATGCATCGGATCTGATATATCTACTTCTTTGGGTTTAGAAGCCTCTAATTCTTTAAATTCTTTTAACCATACTGCAAAATCAATATCAATATTACTATTTTCATATATCAATTTTTCTATGTCATCATTGCAACCATCAGTATTCAACACAGCATACAATACCATTGGATCCGTGTCAAACTGAGCAACTGATTCTAACACATTTAGTGGACAATCTTCATGCTCAACCATAGCAATACGTTCAGCAGCAGTACGTCTTATACTACTATCCAAATTAAACATGTTTTCATTTGTTTTATTTTTCATTTGGTTTTGACTTTCAATCATTGATTTTTAAAATATCCCAATTCGTTTTCACTATAATTTACAAGAGATTCTGCGTCATTTATATCACGAATAGGCACTAAACTAAGTGAGCCTTTCATTCTTCCATTTGCTCCAGTTGTATTCCATTCTGGAATTTCTGTAATTCTATCTTTGAGTTGTTGTGCACGATCAAGAAATCCTGGTGGGGTCATTAGTTTTATTTCTAACCATAAGTCATCATCTATAATATCATGGTGTTTCATTATTATTTTACAGTTATCTAAAAATCTATCTTCATTACCGCGATACAAATCCATACTTGCAAAATGTGCACTCATATTAACACTATTTATGTATTGTGTTGCTTCACTCCAGAATTTTGTACTTCGACTACCATTTGTAGTTACCAATATCCATTGATTTCGGGACTTTAAATATTTTAAAATGTCAATGAATTGTGGATGCATGGTAGGTTCACCTCCACCAAAATTCCATCTGATTTGTTCGCCATTACTCCAATTATCTATAATCATATCGATAGTATTAATAACAGATTCAAACGATGGAAACTTTTCAGTATTACTATGAACTGCCGGCCAACAATAGTCACACGCATAATTACACCGTCTTCCAATGTCCCACAAGATTTGATATGGAATAGGAAAGTTCATTTCTACTCCAACACTTTCATCTATATTATCAGTGATATAATTCTTACCGCCACGTTTAGTGCCATCATATTGATTATGAGTCACGTCCAGTAACTTCATATGTTCTACGGTTTTTGCTTTACTTAAAATTACATCCGCACCGCAGCCACAACTCTTAAAAGGACAAACTGTATAATTTTCAGGTATGTCAATACCTTCACGAATATTGCCTAACAATCCCCAATTTTTTGGTATGTCATCTAATGTACTTTCCCATTTCCATGCACTTGCAGTTGTATCAATATTATCTTTTTGAATATTCTTTCCTAAATTTTTAAAAAAAGTTTCTTCTGCTTCTTTCAACGCATCTTGTAGTTTAATATGCTGTTCACATGTTTCCCAGCCATTCTTAGGTAACGGCCAGCCACCTATCGTATTTTCATTATACCATTCAATGTGAGGGTAAGAACCAAATATTCTTTCACGTTCAACTCTCCAGCCTTCAACAGTTGTATCATGATGTGCGGTACTATTTCTATGACTACTTGCGCAGTTGCCATTCCATATATTACCATCATAATCTATATAAAGTCCACGTACTCCTGCGCTACACTGCCATCCTTTCCATTTGTTATGTTCTCTTGCAATAGCTTCATCTACACTCATTCTAATAAACTTACCATTTGTATCATATACACGTAGTTGTTTATTATCTAATGGTATCCGAGGATCTGATTTAATCGGCATCTTCTAAGACCTCATATCTATTTTTAGGAAGCACCTTCTTACTCATAATATCAAAGTTACAATGGCACATACTTTTTGTACACATCACCGGTTTTGTTGGCCATTTGATATTCTTTGGTAACTTCATATTACCAAGAGTTCCGCCCACTCTACACCAGCCAATCATCACACTACCGTCAAAGTCTACTACAATCTGTTCTATTCCACTCCAACACAACCAACCTTTCCAGTTATTTGTCTTATCATTAATAAAACGATGGGCACTACTATTTTCACTTAAATTGTTAACATCATCATGCATTTGCATACTGCCACGATATATAGGCCAAGTTTTGGTGTGTTCTATATTACTTGCTAGATCATGCCATTGTCTGTCGATGTATTCTATTTGTGAATCAGTATAAGTATAAAGTGTTTCGCCAAAATCTATAATTAACGGTTGCAAAGCAAGGCTAATATTAGGAATACTAATAACAGTTTCCGCAAGGTCTTGGCAGACTGGCCATATTTCCGGATCATAATGCATCATTATGTTTACGTGTGTGCGACATTGTTCACTCATAATCTTAACTACGTTAAGAAAATGCTCTGCATCACCTTCTTCTGGATGAAAGCTTAAGCAAACATGATCGAATTTCTCTTTGTTCTTTTCCCACCACCGTAAGGTACGACTTCCATTACTGATAAATCCAATGTCGTGTCCAATGGATTTAATATATTCAGCACACTTAATAAAATCTTTCCACAAGGTTACTTCTCCTCCAGTAAATTCGAAATATACTTTACGAGGGGAATAATGTTCTACTGTAGCATCAATGAATTCCCGAATAATTTCAAAATCATTCCATCCAAAACTACCATCATTTAGTATACTAGGACAATATGAACAAGTAAAATTGCACATATTGCCCAAATTCCAATTCACAACTACCCAATCTTTGCACTCTGCATGATGATGGTCTAGTCGGTTATAAAAGTCTTGTGGTCCTAAGGGCATTTATTTACCTTTATCCATTTTATTATCCATTTGATCTTCCAAACGTTTTACCGATTGTAATATTTCCCATAACTTCCAATCCATAGTCTTTGCAAGTTCTAAAATTTCAGCATTAAATTCTTTGTTACTTTCTTGAACCTCATCTACAGGGGCGTCTAACAATCTTATTTTCTTAACCATAATTACCTCCTAGGTTATATTTTTATCTATCCCAACCGGTTGATTTTTCAGTTGCCAATGGATTTCCCACACGTTTGGGATTTATGTATACTAATTTAAAGAAGTTTGACATTTCTACTGTTGGATCACATAATTCCATTCCCAACTTATCTACAAGACTATCTCCCACTTCTAATGTCTTATCATATAACAAGTCTATATCAATCTGACTGTCAGACACAAACTGTTGATATATTTCATTATGAAAATAAGATTTAAACCAATCATAGTCACTAATACTTTCAGCAGTAAAATTACCATCAAAGTTTATATTATAACACCCCAATCGTGCTCCGTATATTGACCATAGCCCATTTTCTATATCTGCTCCAATATTACACCAAGTTAGTAATCTATGATAATTCTTTGGCCAAACTTTAGTTTTAAATTCAGAGGGATCAATAATGTTGCCTTCATCCAGAGACATCTTAACACCTTCTCGAAATCCGCTACGAAACGCTTGAAATGGAGATCCACTGTTGAATATCATTGAATAAGTATTATTCATTTGCTTGTAATCCAAGTCCCAGCAGAAATCTAGTTTCTTAGTTTCATTATCTGCATTTTCGTGTGTCTTCATATCTAATACAAGTTGAACAGGCCAACACTTAATACCACCATTGCCATATACTAAACCGTTTGTTAAATTCTTTGCACCCCAGGATATGACACTGCGACTTAAATCTGTATTATCTGGAAAATTCAATACAAGATCAAAGAATTTTTTGTCAACAATATTATCACCATCTATAGTTATAAATCTGTCTGTACTACTTGCACGTGCACAGGCTTTGTGTGCATTATCAAATCCTTTAATACCATCAATACGTTTTGCCTGTGGATATTTTTCTAATAAATCAGCATAATGCTCTTCTTTATTAGGCTCATCATAACTGAGATAAAATATATCTAAGTGTTTTATTGTAATCGTAGTCATACTATTCTTTTATCCTCTAATGAATAAGTTTTTAATAATTCTTGTGTTATATACATACTTATCTTTTTATATTTATGTCGGTAGTTAATTACATATTTTTCACCTGAAATTAAATTTTCATAGTTTAAATTTATTGTGTCAATAATAAAATCTGGTTCATCAAATAATGTAATGTGAAAATTTTGATTAAGTCTTTTTAACAACTCAGTCTGACCTAAAATATCTTCAACTAATTGAAATGAAAATCCTCCGCATGTAATGTTAATCATAATTGTAGGCTCATCATCTATTTCTAATTTTTTTATAAAATTATTTTTTATAGATATAAGTTTTTTACTATCTTTCCGAATGATCTGGTAACTAACTGTATCTTTTTTATAAATGATATGATAGTCATCGACATTCGTACTCCCATCTAAGAAAATACTAATATCAGATGTTTTAAAATACGCATACATGTTTTTACTATCTTGTATAATACGGTTTTCGATTGATTGGATGTTTCCAGTAACATCAAAATATACTATCTTACAATCATCATCTGAATTATTTACGCACTCAAACATACAATGTCCTCATACTTTTTGATAATATTATCTGTTAGCCAATCCTTTTCTACATAATGAAATGGTAATAATAGTTCTTGGTTATTAATGAAAATTCTTAAATCATCAGTTACATAACTTGGTAATGTTTTATTCCAGTTAGAGGTTATACCTGTTTTTGGTATATTTTGTACATAACTTTTCATATGTATAAATTTAAGCACTTTAATGTTAGTATCAATACAATCTATTGGGAACAACTTCGCAGCAAGAGAAAATGCAACATCAGCACTTATCCAATCCTGCCCGCGGTCATTCAAAAATCTAGTATAATAATAGTTCCAGTTTTCCATAATATCTTGTACTAAACGAAAATAACTGAATGACTTTGTAGATTTGTTAAAGTAAGTAAAATTACTATATACATCAGGTAAATCACACGATGTAAACTTTTTACGATAGTAATCACTTGTTATGGGTTGGTCTCTAAATGTTCTTGGGTTTGAACATAAGCACACATCATATTTGTTTAAAATATCCCACCAATGATCAACTGATGCAGTGAACAACTGGTCTGAATCAAGTATAATAGTTTGGTCAAATGGTGACATATGAATATACTTCCATTTGTTTTCTATTTTCCATTTAGAAGATACAGCATCATCATCCCAGGGTATATCAACAATGTAATCAAATACATCAAAATGCTTTTGTTCTAATCTGTCGTTTGTTTTATCATCAACACACAAACATACAGAATTCTCATGCTGTGTTGCTTTAATACTTAACGCTAACGCATATGCCATACGTAAATAATCAACATCTGTATTTTGTGCAATTATAATATAACCATTACTCATTTACATTCACCGTATTCAAAGAAATTATCTATATGATTCAGAATACTTTGTTTGTTCATAATATGCAAATCAGATTGTTGAAGTCTGACCATGTTTTGAGATTTTTTATTCATCGCAGTTAACATTAATATATTAGCAGGACCATCAATTCTAAAAATTTTATCTGTGTCAAAACTATTCATTAATCGATACACGGGCAATTCCGGTACAGTATCATTACTACCATTGGTAATAATATGCAATGCGATTGAAAATGTATGATCATTTCTGTATAACTTTGTATTACATGAGTATCTGATATAATACCACTGCCAATTATTTTTTATGATATCAACCAATTTAAATAATGTTTCTGAAAATTTACTCTTTCGAAAATAAAGTATTGTTGCCCAATACATATCGATACTAGTACTGGATATTTTAGTAATATCATTTTTAGCATCATTACTAATATCAGTGTAATGTTTAGTAATCATAAAATCATTTTTACTTCCCCATACACCATCTAATACATTTGACATGACAAAGTAATCACAATCGATTACTAGAGTTTCATCATATGGCGATAAGTCATATACATTGCCTCTATTGGTATTGATAAATTTGGCTGGTTCTTTATTACTGTGAGTATCATGATACATACGCATAGTAGAATCTTTGGGGACTGGTATTTTTATAACTCTATCAAAATACATATCAACTAATTCTTGATTATCTGATAATGATTCATCATCTGTAATTAAACATATTTCATCAAATCCAGACAAATTTCTTCTAGCATAGCCTGCACTTGCACAAGCTATCTTTACATAATCAATATATCCATTATTGTGTGAAAATATTATTATACCATTCATTATATTTCTAATGCTACCTTAATATTAGATGAACTACGCAATTGTTCATACTGTATATAAAAGTCATTGATTGCTTCAAAATATTTACTAGATATAGTTTCCAATAATTTACTAATATCATTTATTTTTATAGGTAAATTATTCCTATCAAGAACAACGATACTTGTCTTATTATTTTGTACTGCGTAGTTTAAGAACCCAATAAGTTCCTGAGTTATATCAAACGATCCACCATTTTCATGATGTATTAGAATACTAGAAACTTTATCTTGCATAACCTTTTTATTTAGGTTAAATGTTCGCATCGTATTTCTATACGATAATATATCTTCTAAATCATCCATTGCATAATTCCACCATATTAATACCATCAATGATAGCATAACAAGGTTAAAATGTCAATACAAATTTAAAATAATTAACTGTTTATTTCTGAGATATAAGATAGTATGCTATAAATTGGCATTTCAGTAACAACTCCCAAATTACTACTGTGTGCATCATCTGCTCTTTTTTGTGAAATTTTAACAGATAGTTCGCCATATACATATTTGCCATTTGTGGTTCCTATTGGATCAGTTTCTAATACACCAGCACCGCAATAATATTCACTGTATTCACTGTATTCATTATATCCATTATTGTTATCATTTGTGTCACAATTAGTTAATGTCACATCTATTTCTATACAACCATCATCTGAAAGTTTTGCATAAATCGTAACTGAATTACCAAAGAAACTTGGACTTTCTAGTTCTGAATACACACGTGTATAAATAGTTTGCCAGTCTGAAGTTAGTCCTGTAAATCCCGGACCAGGGGTACCAATCTGATTAGACGAAACTGTTTCGGAATGTTTAATGATCACAACACCGATTGAGTTGAAAAGATTATTCCAAGCAATACTAGGAATATATAATAGTGCACTATCTATCAATAATTCTGCAGAAATTCTAATATCACCGCCTGTGTTAAAATGCCATCTTCGTGCATCATCGTTAGCAAATGAAGTTTTAAATATCATGTTCTTGCCAATATTCACAGTGCTCCATATCATATCTGGATCTGATATATCATTAGGATTACCATATGTCTGTAGTATGCTTGACACGTTATTCTGTAGTGACATTTTACCAATATTAGAATTTAGTTTATTTTCTCTGATATTGGTTATATCTGCACGAATAGTATCAATATAATAAATTATATCATCAAGTGTTTCAAAAGAGCCTTCGAATATGCTATTAGGTGTTGTAAGTGCTGTTCCCTGATGTGCTGCTGAAAAAATCATTGCATAAAAAAGTTCTATCCAATTTTTCTTCATTAACTTCTGGCCTTTATTAACATGATTAACAAAAAGTTGATTTTGACCATAGCCAGCATCACCTGCGCCAATACCAACAATTTCATTAATGTCATTTACTAATAAATTGAAATCATCAGATGTGAATTGGCTACTAATAGGATAACTTTGCGGGGACATTCACCACTCCTTAATTTACTTGAATTGTTATGGTATAGTCGATAATAATTGTTCTATTTGCTGATAGCAAAACAGGATGAAATGTAACGTGTGTTAGCATTGTTGTTTTTGATTCTTCCATCTCGCCATTGCTAGTCACCCCTGCCATAAGACCTATTTCATCAATTGTAAAAGCATTCAAACTTAGCATATCTGGTGAACTATCACTTTCGGGTAAATTTAAACTGGGATCAACTGACTTAACTGCGTTTTCATATGCAGTATGATTTACTTCAACTGAACATACAATCTTGGCAGTATTTGCTGGGACTGATTCATTACTATCCATCGCTTCACCTGCATAGTAAACTGTATTAATAGTCTCTTGTTCATATGATTTTGAATATAACGTTGAATTACTTGAAGTTATAGGAAGTTGGTCATAGTTTCCAAAAACTCTAGGTGCACGATATTCTAATGTGGTAGTAGAATTACTGCCACCATTACCAAATGCCATCCAATTTACAATAGGAGGGGCACCAGCAGAGTTAACACTAGTTGGTTTACCTGCTAGAGCACTAGCAAGAATATAAGCCATATTACCCGGGTGAATGGCGTTCTTTTTTTCTAGGAGTACCTTGCCAGTATCTTTATCATATATTTTAACTTTGCCAATTATCTGGGATGTTACATCATCATTAAACATTTCGGTCTCTCTTCTTTATTATATCAGAACTTAAAGTATTTATCATTTTAGTTATATAGGTATTATATTTTGTGCTTATCTGCTTGTTCCGCCATAAACTGTATTGTTTCGATGGTTGATACTATATGCACAGTATCACCAACTTGAATATCTAGGCTTGTACCGTTAAATAATCCACGTTCATTGATTTGTAATACACTTCCATCTTTTTTGTTGTAATGCATAAACTCTAATTTTTTGTCAGTATTTTCAACTATAATTAGATGTACAGTATTTGCAGCAGCATATCTAAACTTTGTTTCATCTGCAATCTCAATATTTCTATAACCGTGTTCATTTGTTACTGCAACAACTGTATCAGTATCAACACTATGCATAAAGTGACCGCGTCCAAGTCTATCATACACTATAAATGAACGCTTGTCAATCACAGCAGAACCTATACCGCCAACAATACTTGAATCATAATCATCCACTCTTACAATTGCAGACTCTAAAACTCTACTATCTACAAAGCCAGTATCGATACCACCTTTGTCTGCTGTAACTTCGTATGGATGACGTAATAATGCACCTTGCTCGTATCTACCATCAGATATATTTGGATGCTCATCATCTGGTGCAATACCACCATCATATGTATTATAATTGTATCTACTATAATCACCACCTAAATCAATTTTTAAATTCATATGGTGTAAAGTGTCTACATCAGTGTTAACAGTTTCACTTAACGGATAAATTCTATCAGTGTTTCTAAGTTTAACATGATATGGTTTTGCTTCCATAACATATTCAATAGTATCAGTGAATGTATCATGCTGATATATTGCATATTGTCTTAATGGTTTGTTCATTAAAATTAAGTCAATATAACTTGTTTTGAACAACCACTCAGGATGTTCTTTTTCAGTATACATATATGATAACATATCAAAAAATAGGTCTTTGATAACTTTATTTTCCGAGTATGAGAACAACATATTAATAAATTCGTGTACTTGTACATTTATAACATTTGTATAATATGTTGCAATCTCATCAGAATTTCCTGTCTGACCGGGCATTACAATATTATTAAAATCTACATTTAGTGAACCATTAATCTTGTTAACCATAGTAATTTCTTCAGGCGAACCATAACCAAAGTAAACTTCTTCATACTCAGGGTTTACTACTCCAAAAGAACGTATACCAGAATTAAACATACTAATCATATCAATATCTCTAGTATTACTTAGGTATTCAAATTGAGTTATTTCTTTGTAATCTGGATGTTTATACCAATTAATTGAATTGAAAATGTAGTGGTTTAATTTAATGTAATCCCCATAGAAGGGGTATTCTGTTTCTAGTAACGTAGTGTTCAATCTTGTGTTGACAATTGATGCGAAGTTACTTCTAGCATTCGTTAGATTGCTATACCAAGAATTAGATATCGTGCCCACTTTATAAACTCTAATAACATCACCTAATATAACATTAAAAGTGTTATTGATTCTCAATTCAGTACCGTTTAAACTAAAGTTTGTAAGTTCTAAGAACTCATTATTAACTGAAATTGCAAGATCATTTGGCGCAAGGTCAAGTAAGAAATCAATTGAAAGTAACACACCATCGTTGTCTAAATCTGGATAATCAATTATAATTTGTTTTAAATTTTCAATTTTAGAATCTGCAATGCTATTTTTAAAATCTTCCAAATATTCAGACATTATAGGCTTTGTAGATTCACGTGATAACAGTTCCCAGTCATTGTGACTATCTTGATTGTTTGACGCAATACTATATTCAGTTGTTACTGTTATTACGTCATTTTTTGTAAGTTTGTTATAATTAATAATTATAGTATTATTATCAATTGGTATAAATTTGTTTTTAATTTGACCAGTCTCAATAATCATTTTAATTTCATCAGTGCTGAATTCTTTTTCATATCTAGGCAATGTACCAATTGAAGTCCAATAATAAAATGTTGTTACTTCTTTATTCTTAACTGGATCCCATTCTCTTTCTTGATTAAACCAAGTAATACCTACAGGAAGTCTATCGTTCTTAACCCATTGCTTGACATCAACTACAGAACCATCAACAATTTTACCCCAGTTACGCATTGCATAATCAACTAATATATTACCATTTGCATCACCATAATCATTGTATCTATAAAAACGTGTGTTAGTGGTATCCCACCAAATTTCACCTAAATGTTCTTCTAACCATAGATCATTACTTAGATATTCATCATACTTAGAAGGATCATTCCAATCTACGTAGTCAATATCTTTCATGACATTACCAGGTAATTTTAAGTTTAATGGATCATACAGTGTATAAATTGTATGGTCGTCACCGTCAGATGTAATAACTCTTTTAACATTGCTAACATCTACTTCATTTGCTTTTCTATTAATAATCTCAAGATTGCCAACCGCGGTTCTATTCAGAACTGCCCAATCATTGATTCCAGGATATTCGTCTACCCATATTTTACTTTGAGAATTCAATCCCAAATCATTGTAGAATTCGTCAAACGTTGCGCCGTTATATCCTGGAGTAAATCTAACTGATTTCCATCTCATAACTTTAAAGTTTGCGTTACTTGTAACACTAGTGTATTCTGTATAAAAACCTATCTTGTCTAACAAAACTTGGTTCGTTCCTGCGAAAGATAACAACAATGCGGGACTTGTAATAATAAAACGTCCATCTGATGATATACTTGCTGTTAACGTAGATGATTGTTGATTAATTATGTCTCTAAATGTAAGCAATGATGAATTTGCTAAACCCGCGGTCAAATACTCGCCTTCGGATATTCCCAAATCATCAAGTGGGTTACCATTTGTATTAGCAATAGTTACCTTAAATTCATCACCTGATATTAATAATTTATCAACAAACGCTCTACTGGCAGTTAGATTGGTTTCAAGTGATAATGTAGCATTTATGTCATCAACAATATTATCTAACATATTAGAGGTTATCGTATTAGAGTTAAATCCTAGGCGCACCATTGATCCAGTATTAGACGGATCCGATACTACTAGAGTAGAACCCGCGGAAATTATTTTTAGTTTACCTGTTTCAACTGTTGCACTAACATCTGGTATACTCAAGTCATTTATTTGTTGTGCGATACTTGTCGAAGTTGGATCTAATTCTGATTGATATGTAGTAGCAGGGAAACCAAACAAACTAAATTCACTACCGCCAAGAGTCATCGTAGGTAATAACGTGGATATAACCAATTTGCCAGAAACAATACTAGCATTGACATCATTCTGTAAATTTATCTGTTCCGCTAAATTGCCTAATTTAGTTTCTGTATATGATGATGTAGTGATTAAACCCAACTCTATTGCAGTCTGTCCTTGTATTACAAGTGATGGTTCTGATGTTGTTATAACAAGATGATTTGATATGGCTTGCGCTGTGACATTTACAGGAGATGCATTGATAGTATCTACTATATCAGTTAATGTTATTGTAGAACCACTATAAGTGAATGCTATAGTTTGTCCATTAATTTGAATAGATTTAGTTTCATCAAACGTAGGTGACGCTACAGTGCCAACTATTTCAATATCCTGTATTGTATAACTTGATGCAGCAGATGATCCTACTTGAACAGTCAATTCAGAATTTGAACTTATGCTATCAGATGTGGTGAGGGTTGAAGTTGCTTCGATATCACCATTGTCTATTGCTTCTATAACAAGTGTAACATCATTAATAGTAATACTATCATCAACGTTTGAAGTAACATTATTATCTGCAAGTATACTATTTCCAGAAAATGTTATTAATGTATTTGTATTTTTTATAATATCATTTTGGTCGTAAACAACAATAGATATCTGCTCACCAGGTGTTACAATTGGATCGGATGTTGCGCTTGCTCCACCAATTGTTATACCAGTATTACCACTAGTAGCATCCTCTACATATGTATAACTATTACCGTCAATGACTAAGACTTCGCCTTCAATAATCGGTGCATTTGAGTTTAAACTAATTGCTTCAACCCCAGCATTATCGCTTGTAGGGACAAATATACTATTCTGAGAAGATGTATCAATTTCAACAGTAACTGGTTCAAAATCAGTATCAAATACTAGATACTTATAAACAGTTATACCGTCTAATAATTCTGTACCGTCTTCTACAAAGTTATAATATCCGTTTAATACTGGATCAATTTCGTCATTGATTATTCGCAAATAAACAGATTCCACTGTATCAATCTCTGATGTAACAACGATGTATAATTGAGAATCTTGAGTTTCACCAACATAAGATATTTCAGATATTTCACTAAGTTTTCTTACATCCCAATCTCTAAGATTATCGAATTGTATCCAAGCCAAGTCACCTTCATAGTAATTTTCACTTACTGTTGTTTCTAATATTGTTGAGTTTCTAACAATGTAATTCACATCTTTACTATCTACATACCCAGTAGTTTTTATAGGTGTAGTTCTTCTAGTTGTTTTGTAATCAAATAAACTTTGGTTATCATATGTAATAGAGTATGGATCACGGTATATTAATTTGGTATTAATAGTTTTACTAACTGATACATCTCTATTTAAATTTCCATACTTTCCTAATTTGAATGCCCATACATCATTTGAACTTACCTCACTGAAATTAGAATTATTATTAACAATATTATTTAAACTACCAGGTGTACCCTTATTACTAATAAAGCCTTTGTAAAATTCTAATTGAGATTCACGTTCCATTAAATGATTTGATAGATATGCACGTGGCGTAAATCCTATATGGCTTGCCTTAATTAGGTTAACGTTTGATAAACTTTGATCTATGATAGTGTCTCTATGGAACTTAGTATCAGCAACCATTGTCTCAAAGTTTGGTATTAATGTATTTTGATATATTATATAACCATCTGCACTTAGTGTACCATCCCAGTCACTAGTTCTATTACAATCAATAATCATGCGTAAGTTTCTATTATGCGCTATTGGATTATATATAACATCTCCATAAGTGTCAACTCGGTCAACAACATAAGCGTGTTCGACATCAACAATATCAATTTTCATTCCATAAACTGGGATAGTTGATTCCCACATTATTGCATCACCATCTGAATAGAATGTTATCGCTGTATTGGGTATTTGTTTACCAGCACTATCAAGCACTCTATAGAAATTCTTATTTGTTTCACGTTGGACGCTTGCAACACCGTATGGTGCAGAGAAACGACCAGATAGTAAAATTGGAGTTAAGGTAATAAATTCACCAATATCATGTTTTTCTGCACTCCAATCAAGGAATTTAATTAATAAGTTTTCAAAGTCTACATTTTCGCCCAATTCATTGGTATCTGTAAAGCTCCATCCCACTGCATTTAAATAATCTTGGTAACCAATCAATAGTTGTGCAATTTCATCAAGTGAATATAAAACATCACCATAATTATGTGTACGAATTTGATCTGGTAGAGTGTCATCGTAACCTTTCGCAGTTACTTGATTAACTCTAGGCCACGATACTAAACGCTTCCAGTAATCATTGAGATCATCATTGAACGCAGCAGAACCCGTATGATCCGCAAGAGATACATATGGTACACCGTCATAAACTGTGTAAGAATCTAGCGTATAAAATGAACCTGCAAGCCAATCATTAATAACTGCCTCGTCGCCCAATGTACTCCATGATTTGAATGGTGAAGTTGTATCCCAATTCATAGTATAAAATTGAGGATTGAATTCATCAAATCCATTAATTCTATACCCATAATTTTTAACTTGTGGTTGCGCTACCAATGTCCATCCACTATAATCAAAATTAATCACAGAAGAAGTTTCTTTATCTGTTGGTTGGGTTATCTTTCTTTTATAATATCTTTTATCAGATGTATTATATACGATATCTCCCTGACGATAAGATGCTATATCTGCTAAACTATAGTTTGGATACAATGTATCCATTGAGACTTTTTCTATCACAATAGCACTAAAACTTTCACTACGATTTGGTTCACCAGTATGTATGAATAAATCATAATTATCTCTTGGTATTTCAGTATACCTAGAATTAGATAATGTTGAATTCTCACTACTCAATTTAAAGTTATTAACAAAGCCACCTAATTTAGATCCCAACTTAAATTCATAACCATCTTGTTCGTTTTTAATAGTGTCAGTATCAACGCCTTCTACTTTGTGGTATATTTTAATAATATCGTTTAATTCACTTGAATATAAATCAATAATCTCAAATGGCTTAGTAATCATTGATAATAAAAATTCAATGAACGGATATTCACTACTACGTCTCCATGCCTGTTCAACAGGCGAGCCATCACCAAATTCCCAATCTTGATCCAATGATGTTATATCAGCAGGTATTAATTGAGAATTAAAGAATAAATCATTGATATTTTTTAAATTACCAAGACTATCTACTGGGATTGGCCATGTTGTAGAATAAGTTGTCTTTAACATATCCCAAAAGTCTGGATCTGAATATCTCAGTGTATTTGTTTCAAATCCATCAGGAATAATACTATATCCGACAGTGACCCAGGGTTCTATCAGTGGAGTTTCTGTACCATATGCATATTGGAATATACCTCTCCAATAGCCCGGTGCTGCATCATTACTTGCACGATAATTCCAAGTCTTGTAGTCTTCGACATCAAAATCAGTATTATAAAGATTGTCGATATTGTTTCGCAGCATCCACTTCTTAAAGAATGGATACATTGTAAACTTTTTCTCATTCAATGAATACTCAGTTGTACTATCTCTATACATACCATATTTTATATTACTCAGAGAGGTATTTGTAGTATTTTTTTCTATGCGATTATATACTAATTTTTCAAATAATAATATAATTTCATCCGTTCTGTCACCCCATGCAAGCATCTTAGAACCATCATGTCCTACAATCATTACTTGTGGTGTATCAAATTCTTGGTCAACTATATATCCAGGATTATAAACATTAGAGATACCAAGTTTTGTGGCACTAGGTGGAATAAATGTTTCTTGTATTAATTTAAAATATCTAACTTCAATAACATCGCCCGCTGCAATTACAGTATTATCAAATGAAATCTCAATACCATTGATTATATTAACATCTGTTGCAAGTATGCCGTTAACATACACTGATACATTTTCATTTTCTACTATTTCAGTAGACACACTATTAGGTATAAATTGTGTCGCTGAGCCAGGAATAACTGGATCAATATTTGCAGTTATATAGTGAGTTGGAAAACTACCGAAATTTATCATGCGGCTACCAGTGAATACACTGATATTTTCTCTCTTAATAAGTGCAATCTGTGCAATTGCTTCATTAAGAATAAAATCATCAGACTTGGATTCACTTGCAGCATCAGATAGAATTTCTTGCACGGTTGTTATTAATTTATTTTTATAATTATTATATGATACTGAAAGATATTCAACCGCAGCGAATGGGTTATAATCATCACGTGTGATTGAAAAATAAGCATTCTTAATATCAATAGAGTTACGAACCATAACAGAACCGTACTTATTGTTACGCATTTTATCTGTATTATCGCCAATATTACGGTAATTATTCACACCGTTTGAATTTCCAGTTAGGCCTATTGTCGTTGATAACTGTCGAGCCATATGTTCATACATTGTAGAAAATGTAAAGTTTGTATTATAGTGAAATAAGTTATCTGGATTATACTCAAGTGATGGATCAATACGTTGCCAAGCACCATCGCCATCAACGAAAACATTATTTTTTGTAGTAAAGTCAACATAGACATAACCTGTTACAGGCTCATTAAACGTAATAGTATTAGAACTGTAGACATAGTTACCTATTTGTTTAATACCATCTACATATACATCTATTGTTTCAGAAGATTTAGGTTCTTGTAATAACTCTAGTTGTAAGTGTGTTGCAGTTCCATATTCATGTCGTAAATTTCTATAATCAAATTCAGATTTGATATAAAGTTTATGATATGCGTCACCGGATTTAAAACTAACAGTGTCAGGCATATCAATATTAAATGTAAACTCACTAGCATAATCACCAGATGTTAATAATGCACGAATTGATAAGAACATATCTATCACGCTATCTTCATCTTCTACATAATGAAATATCTTATAATCATTTAAATAATTTAATTCATCGTCATAAATTTTAAACGTTGGTACATACCATGCGTCTGCATTACTACTCGTATCACTTAATTCTAAACTCTTATCAAACTCAATAATTGGTCGTTTTGCTTGCTCAACATAAGACTTACTATCATCAGTGATATACATCCGAATGTCATCATAATGGAACCAAGAATTTCTATCACTCCACCAATTAGTTTTAGTTGCCCTATCAGTATTTTTATCAATTGTTATGTAATGTGTATCGTTACTATTTCCTAAATTGAATACAAATTCTTCACCATCATATAGTTCCCAGTCAGGCGTGCTATCTTGTGAATTGCTTCTGTATTCTATTAAACTTAGTAATCCAATTGATGTATCTGAAAATCTCAGTGCATAAGGGTTAACATCAATATTCCATCTATCGTAGATGGTATCTTTAAGAACAAAAGTTTCATTTCCTTGTAGTAATGTTATTCGCAATTCATTTGTATTAACATATGTATCACCCAATGTAGGAGATATAGGTCTTTGGTCTGTTGCAATAAATGTTGATGCGCCAGGATCGTCAGAACCAACACGTGCCCACCCTTCAATACTATCCTTTTTCCAATAAACTAGACTTGACTGTTTTATTACAATAGCATAATCGCCATCCTCGCCAAATGAAGAACTGGGCAAATACTCGCCTAATAGATATTGAGAATTACTTTTAAGTACATATGGCTTTTGTTTAATCCAACCTGATAATCCCACCTCATATTCTTTAAATTCATATAATGCATACTCGCTAGTAAATCCATTATCTACCCAATAATATAATTCCCAATTAATAAACTTATCGATATCGATTGGTAAGTTAATGGTGTATGTATCTGATTTAAATAATCTTCTGTGGTCATTTGTAAGCGCGCCTTTATTATACAGTGAGTTTAATAAATCGTCATAAAATATATTGTCTCCTATACTAGTATTTGAAAATACTGGTTCAAAACCATAATTGTCTCGTTGGAAGAGATGTTCAGGAAATGATACATATGAATCTGTTTCACTGTATACGCCTTTTTCTTTTCTACCAATAAAAGCTTTTGTTTTTTCTATACTGCCCTTAGAAAATGCTCTTTCTAATGTAGAGTCAAAAATTGTTTCCAATTCTTTATTCTGTAAGTGCGCTGGTAAGAGATTATAAATTTTATTATTTGCCATTTTTTATTCGCCCAATAATTCTGATGCTACGATACTGGATATAATTTTAACATCTTCTGATGTTGTTATACTCAAGAATATTTCTGTAGGTTCACTACTAATACTTAGCAAGTTTGTAAACTCACTCGTTTGATATTTGGGTGTGATCACCACTGAAGAAATATAATTAGGTAATGATGTATGTATATAAGATGCTAATTCGGAAAAGTAGAATGTCTCGCCGAAATCCCAATTGTCTATATCAAAGAATGTATTGACTGCATTTGCTACTGAAGTTTTTATTTCACTATCGCTGTATGATGTGCCTAATTTTTTAACAACTTTGAACACTGCTTGATTTTCTGATGCAGCGAATGAGCCAAATAGATATTTAAACTTAACAGGTATATAACTAATATGATCTGATATACTTGCTTTAGGATTAATACTTTCCATAATCTTAGTTAGTTCAAAGTTATTTGGCGCCAATGGAACTATATCAGAGAAACCACCATCTATCCATGCGTTTACTCTTCTGACATAATCAGTGCCTAGTACATACATATCAATGATATTACTTGTACTTGGATCAATTCTCTTATCAATGTCAGCATAGTGATCCCATCTGAATGTCATGAATTTATCTTCAACATAACTTCTGCCTATAACAACTCTATATTGATTACCAGCATAAATTATTTTATCCTTTGCAGGAGAGTTTACAAGTGTATATTGGCTAGTGGGCAATTCTTCCCATCCTGAACCGGAACGTCTTTGCCATTCACCTTCATTAATATCAAGATCGTCACTTTCTATATAGAATCTAATTACTGCTGTTTCTGGTATTCTATCAGACTGTGCTTGGTTTGTAGCTACAATTCTATCACTAACACGTTCATATACAATATTATCAACGTCTGTATATTGTTCTAAAACAATATGAGAGAATTCTACTTCAGATACATCGCCTAACTCATCATTATCTACATTATCTAAATTAGTAAATACTTGTAGCATACCATGTGGGTTACGATCAATATTCATACTTGTTAATTTAACTTTTGTGTAATCAACATAACCTGCTGGGGTGATATATGAATCATACACATATGATTCTACATCAGCATATGATTGTAGTCTGTCTGCATCTATCGGTAATAGACTGCGCTCCACTCTTACTAAGAAATCTGAGAATACCGCAGTTCCCCCAATGCTTCTAACATTAATACTGTTACCAATACCAGGATCAACTGTCCAGAAAATAATTTTATATGAACCATTATTTTCTATTGTTTCATAATCGATTTTATTAATTACATTATTATTAATATCTGTCAATACTAAATTATTAATACTAATATTTTCTGCAGGGAAGTTTATTTCACCAAACGCAAATTGTTTCCAATATACATCATTGTCAGGATTATCAGGGTCATCTTCAGACTCGTTATGATTTCTTATTGACCATCCATTTGCAGACATATCAGTAAATGTAAATTCATAATTCGAGCCATCAAATGATCTACCAAACTCAGTTTGTACACCATTATCACCTGTTATTGCGGTATCTATCGTTTTACCAACTGGCAATTCTGATGTGTCAACCCACGCAAAATTATTAGGATATGCAAGATCGAAATATGCATTAGTTAAGTTACCTTTAAACCCTTCAAGTTCAAAATCAGATTGTGTATAAGAACTTGTGTATGTAAAGCCATTTGGTACATTACCACTATCTTCAATTATTACTACTGCATTTGAATATACATATTTGTCACTATCATCTATTAAGTTATTAGATTCATAATCATTAAGACTTAATAATTCACTTAGACCATCTTTATCATAACTAACAGTATATTCTGGGGTATCACCGATAACAGTGTCAGATGACGGCGCAACAGGAGCAATTGGATATTCCACTCCCAGAGGCGATATAAGTATGTGCCGAGTACTTGTTGCAGTATATGCAGATGTATTGTTAACTAAGTTATGTGTAATCACTGCTCCAGTTTCAGCAAAATCTGCATCAAATGTTACGGTATTATCACCAGGTTCTACCACATTACTAACTTGTGCAGTGCCTATGTTAATTAATTCTTCAAGTCCACTAGATGCATCACTGGCAACTGTAGTATAATATTTTAAAAATAGTTTATCACGTTCTGCTAAACTAGTTTCATTATCTACAACTAATTTATTATTGTTATAAAAGAATTTTACTTGTTTTTTACTATCGAATACTATTTTCTTACCTGTAAATTTAGCAACATATTCTGCTTCATTTTCTCTAACACCTGGAACATATGTAAATGTTATGTAAACATCTTTTCCTTCTACTAATGGAACATCATTTACTTCATCGTGTAATTTCCATTCCCAAACAGATGTATTACTTTTTGGAACATATTTTAAAATAAAGCTCTGAACTGACAAATCTTCTATTTTATTAATTTTAATATCTTTTATTTCATCTGCTTCAAATCGTGTTCTATATGTACGTACTATTTTTTCAATACTACCAGTAGTTTCGGGTAGAATATTTTCAATATAATATGAATCAACTGCTGATCCTGCAACACTGCTTTCGATGTTTTTAATTTTAGTCCAAGATAATTCTTTTTCATTGTTACTCTGAGTTAAAATATGATCACCAGGATACAAAAATACGGTGCTTAATGAAGTTGATGTTACTGTATCAATGATACTAACATTGGTACTACGCACTGTAAAATTTAAATTTGGCGCTAAGATAGTAGATGCTGGATTATACATATTTTCAAAATAATATAAATTCATCAAGCTTGGATGCTTTAATACTTCAGTAATTTTATTTCTAATGAAATTATCAATCTGACCATTCTGGCGATTAAAACTTAGATTCATTGTTATAATGTCATCTTCTAAGAATACACTACCGTCAGTACCAGTTGCACTTAAATTACTATGATTACCAGTAACATCATCCATTTCGAAGAAACGAGATTTACCAGAGAATGTAGTATTAATTGCTTTTGATTTTGATATAACGTTTGCACCAAGAGTGAGAGGATAGATATTATAATCCTGTGCGTTTACCATTCTATCCTGTGCATAATATGCTCTTGGTGCAATACGTCTAACACTTTCGAATGTTTCAGCAGCATAGTTTTCACTGAAGTCGCTTGTTGTTGTCATTGTTATTGTTAGATCATATGGACGATCATCACCGCCAATATATGGTATAGTGATTGCAACTTCTGTTATATCATTTGCGTTTACAGTGAAATTTTCATTTGCGGTTTGTCTATACCAAATACGATAATTACCGTATGCAGCATTACCAAAAATACCATCGGGGAAATTAATTGCGATACTATTGTCAATATTAGTAGTGACACTCGCTAGATCGCCACTGCCTGTTCTTAAAGAATTATATATAGCAGTTTCTCTACTATCATTGTCAACAGTTGTTACAGAAGATGTATAACTTCTATTACTATCTGTGCGCTGAATCCAAACATCTGTATTTGATATATCTGTAACATCAATATTTTGGGTTCTATTAGACAGTTTCAAATCATATGTATAATCACTAAAGTTCATTTCTCCTGCTTTTGCATAGATAAAAAATCCAGTTCTATCACTTGCAGGACCTAGGTTATCATTACGATTAATGACTGTGAAATTTTTAGAAACTTTTGGTTCTGCTTCACCAATAATTTCATCTACTATTTCTACCTTAGTAGTTTCAAATTTTCTACTACTACCAGCAATATCTGCTGTAAAAGGATAATTAAAACGTTTAGTCAGAGGGTTTTCATTAATCTCATATATATTATTTTCGATGCCTAGAAAATTTAGAGTTGCAGTTGGGTCTTGTACTTTTGAATTTTTAGAAAACGATGAGTCTAATATTGTTATAAAGTTTTCATACCAATCAGCATTATTTGCATCATTCCAATTTACTGTGGTATTTGCTAAAGAGTTGCCTTCATTATCTGCTACATCTTGGTTTGTAGTGACACTGGTAATTTTCATATAACCACGTGCGTTAATGGGGCGAGTTTTAATATAACCTAGATTCTTTGCCATACGAAGAATTGATTCACGGCGTTCAGCAGTATCTAAGAAATTTTCTCTGGTATTCATATCAAGTCTAAAGGAAAGTGAATGCCCTAGATACGCAACCAAATCTAAGATTGCAATAAATTCAGAACTGGAAATAAAATCATTAAATTTATCTGGGTATGTTTGCTGTACATACGCAAGTAATGCTTCGCGTATCGTGTCAAAATCATATGCTTTCAAACTAATATTAGTGTATGCTGTATAAACTGCACTCCAACTTTCACTAGCGAATAAGTTATCAACTCTTTCTTGGCTCATTTTATTCTCTTTCTAAATTTACTGTAAGTTCAACGTGTTCACCAGTTGGAATGATAGAAACTGATAATTTTATGTTTAAACTGTGGTCATCTTCTGATATAGTAAGTGTGTTAATCGTTACTCTAGGATCTTCATCAATAATAGAATTTATGTCAATATCAATTATATCTTTAATTTCTGGTGTCAATGGTTCAAAAATTAAGTCGTGAATAATACTACCATATGTTGGCATCATAACACGCTCACCTTTACGTGTCATCAAATGATTCATCAAATCTTCAATAATCAAATCTTTGCCATAAAGATTGTGATTAATTGCTTTTTTATTTTTAGTACTAAATCCTGCAAAATTAACTGCCATTGGTTCTCTCAATTTTAAATATTTTGTTAAGAGTATTTATCATCGTATAAACTACGTATATTTGAAAAAAGTGCTTGACAAGCACTATTTTTTAATATAATATTAATATATTAGGAGTATTATCAATGAAGGATAAAGATAAAATAATACAACTGGCACCTTTTCAGAAAAGTAATGGAGTATTACCAATGCAAATAATAACTACAGAAGAAATGTTTCAGTTAGAAATAAATGAACTTCAGAAAAATTTGTATGCTGCATATGACCGAATTACCGAACTGAAAGAAGAAATACGAAAACTTGAATCTACAAAAACAAATAAGGAATAATTAATGCCAACTCTAGTACCAATGGTTGTAGACCAATCTGCTAATGGTGAACGAAGTTATGATATCTTCTCTCGGCTTCTTAAAGAACGTGTTATATTTTTAACTGGTGAAGTCAATGACTACCAAGCAGATTTACTATGTGCACAATTTCTATTTTTAGAAAGTGAAAATCCAGAAAAAGATATCCATTTTTATATTAACTCTCCGGGTGGCGCAGTAACCGCTGGTATGGCAATATATGATACTATGCAATTTATTAAGCCAGATGTCAGTACGACTGTAATGGGACAAGCATGTTCTATGGGATCACTATTGGCAACTGCTGGTGCAGCAGGAAAACGATATATTTTACCAAATGCCAGGCATATGATTCATCAGCCAAGCGGTGGTGCTGGCGGTCAAGCAACTGATATGGAAATTCAAGTTAAAGAAATCTTAAAGATGAAAAGGTCACTAACAGAAATTTATGTTAAACATAATAGTGCTAACAAAACACTAGATGATATGCTTGCAGCAATGGAACGTGACAACTTTATGAATCCAACTGAAGCTCTTAACTTTGGCTTAGTAGATGAAGTTATTACGCATCGTCCTGAACTTTAACTAAATCCAGGCACATAACTCCACATTTTGGCAGTTTCAATTCTTAAAGCGGCAAGTCGGTCATCGACTCTGCCGTTTTCTCTTTTTATACTTGTTTGTATTTCATCAGTAATATCATACCATTGTCTGTTGTTAATGAGTTTAATGATAGGACTATTTTCTATCTCACTTACACCTTCATAATAAAAATAATGAATGAGTGCATCATATTGTGGCTGACCTAATGGTTCATGAACAAATTTTTCTAAAACATTACCAATTGCTCTTAATTGTTTCTCAAGTATTAGTTGTGCTGATGCAATTGTTATCTTTGCAGTTTCAATTGAAATACGTTGAGAAGCAACAGTTATATAACCATATTTAATCTCAACATCTGGAATTTCATAGTTATAGCCTATAATATTTCTGCCATTTATTGTCAGTGACGGAATAGTATCCTTTATAATACTATTTTTACTCAAATTAGAAAAAACCAATTGATTTACTGGAAAGGATATTACATTAGTGTAGGATAGGGTATATGTTGGCATTGAATTAACGTCATATCCTGTTCCTAAATATGTACCGTATGGAGTAATAACATGCAATGGCAACTGTATATAATTTAAAAGTGATCCTTTTTTCTTATCATAAATCATTTTATGCTCTCCTAGTAGGAGGCGAATATTTCCAACCGCCTTCATCTCTTGCCTGTTTCAGCCAACCAGGCGCACTTCTCCAACTATGTGTCTTGCCCCACATACCCTGATCATTTCTATATGTTGCGATATCAACATGTACGCCAACACCACCCATATATCCCTCTCCTGCACCTACCGCATTTGCTCCAGCAAGAAAACATTCTCTTGCAAATTTTTTCATAATTCCAGTATCTCTTCGCACTGATAATTTTCCACTTTCTTTGTCAGCCGATGATTTATATAACCAAACATCTGCAGCAAATCCATTATCGTGACCTGTGCCGCCAGTTCTTCTAGTACCTCTACCCTCCTGATCTTGACCACCAGAAAATATAACTAATTCAACCCCTGTTGCTTTTGCTGCCGTTTCTAGTATAGAAAATAGTTTTGGTTGAATTGGTTTATTTCGTATCTGCCCAGAGAAGTTAGCCGAGTAAGTTACTGTTCCTGTACCACCAGCCACTTGTTCCTCTATACTTTGATCATTAATTTGTTGTTGTTCGGCTGTAGAATCTGCAGAATTTGCGCCTGCACTATTTAAATTAGGCTTCGTAGCAGGTATTTGTCCGCCATTTGCACTTCCAGTTGCACCTGAACCCGAACTTGTATTAGCAGGAGCAGGTTTTCTACGCATCATTGGTTCATGCGATACCATAGTTGACATGATACTTTCATCTATTTTAGAACTTTCTAGGTTTTGTATATCATTGTGTGACACTGTACTAAGTCCAGGTGATTTTGCTGCTTGTGGTCCATTCAAATGTAGAATACCTCCCGTCGAAACATACATATTACTTCCTACTTTTATATTATTACTGCCAGCACTATCATAAAACTGCGAACCTTCACTTTTTATATGTGTTTGATTTCCACTGTTAACAGCAAAATTATTACCAGATTTTATGTTTATTTTTTCGCCTGATTCTATATTAATATTTTGGTCTGCGCGTAAGTTGAAATCCTTTTCCGTGCGCATACTTAATGATCCT